ATCTAGAAATCGATAGCCCGTGGAATTGGACTTTCGACAAATGGGAAAGTCAGAATGTTTTCGATGCCCGTGAAAAAGCAAATCGATCATTTCGTTCTTTGGAACTGAAATGGGAAAAGTTCGATCTCTGGAACATCGAAAATCTGAATTGGGAATCAAATCCAACAGTGGCAAAATTCATTGCTTATCAAGCCGGAGTGAAAGGTCGAATCATTGTTCGAATTGAAAACGGTTGCCACGAAGAATGGTTTGCGTTCGATAGAACTCACTATCATTCATCAACTGATGATTTTGCTCAAAGAAGATTGAAACTTCATCGAGATGCTTTCAAAGCTCTCAACATTGAACCAACTGAAGAGAACAATCCAGAACTGGATTTGAAGAATGAGTTGGAACGATTGTTCAAGGCTTACGAAAATTCATCGGTGAGTGATTTCAAACCAACCAATTGGCACTCTTGGGTTGAAGCAAAAAATGCCGCTCAATCTAGGACGGCGGCTGATTCAGTCGAAGTCAAAAATCATCCGATCTGGTAACACTTCAAAAACCTAAGCAAGTTTGAAAACTGCTTTTTCAAAAAAATATGAAATCTGAAAATCATCTCAACACGATAATCAATTAACAAAACACAAAAGCCAGTTGAGCTTATTTAACGATTCGTGTTTGACCACCTGAGCATGTGGAAAAACTGCTCTTCTTATCAAACACAAATAAAGCTGGGGGGCTTTCAATGTATCCACTATTTCCAAATCCGGATCAATCGTTGATCCTGACAATCATAATTTCCGGAGTGATTCTTTTTTCACTCGCACTTCGAACACATATCAAACAACAAAACCGATTGGAGAACCGATGAAAATCAATCATGAAAATATCGATGGGACAATGCTTTGCATCATTGCTTTCACGATTGGAATGATTTGTGCGTTCGCTGGATGTGCTTCATCATTCAAACTCGAAAGATCAACTCAATCATTAACCCCAAACTATGAGACTTTAACAAATGAAAATTACACGAGAGCAAGCCATTAAACTTTTGAGAGATTTGAATCAACCAGTTCCCGAAGGTTTATCAATCGAACGAATCACAAACAAACTTGATTTCATTCCGTACATCGTCAATGAAAAAACCGATGCCAAAGAATCACAAGAGATTTTGAATCAGTTCTTAATTGCGATTGCAAATGAAGAAGATGTGATCATTGAAGATCAGAATCAAACTTCAATCGTGGAACCAGTCACAAAGGAATTAAACTTCTTTGACCAATTGGTTCATAGTCATTTCAGAAACAAAGATGGAACCAGAAGGAAAGCCGGAGTCATTCAAGCCATCGTTGAATTCTTGTGTTCTGCTTCTGAAGAAGAGCCAATCAACAAGCAAGATTTGGTTCAGAAGATTCATGAGCGATTTCCAAACAAGAACGAAAGATCAATCATGGCTTCGATCAATTCGCAAGTTCCAACAAGGTTGAAATCTGTTCGTGGAATCAAAGTAAGTTCCAATCAAAATGGATATTGGATTTCAGAAAACGATCAATAGGTGAAACATGAAAGTCAAAAAACTAAATTTGCTGAATGAACTTGAGCTTGTAAGTTCTGGTTTGTCGAATCGAGAGATCATCGAACAATCTGATTCATTTGTTTTTGTTGAAGGAACATTGTTCACATTCAATGAAGAAGTCAGTTGCCGGATTGATTCTTGTTTGGAAGATTTAACTGCATCAGTAAAAGCCAAACCACTTCTGGAAGTTCTTCGAAAGATGAGCGAAGATGAAATTGAAATCAACTTCGATGATTCTGAATTTCGAGTTCGTGGAAAGCGAAGAGAAGCCGGAATTCGATTGGAGAAAGATATTGTTCTTCCGATTCGAACAGTTGAAGAGGCGGAAGATTGGAATCCTCTTCCAGATGATTTTGATCGAGCGGTTCAACTGGTTTCACAATGTACCAGCAAAGATGAATCACAGTTTCGTTTAACCTGCATCCACATCACACCAGATGAGCTTCAAGCCACTGACAACTATCAATTATCAGAATATAAAACAAGCGTGCCAATCAGCGGCTCAACGCTTGTGAGAAGAGACAGTTTGAAAGCCATTGTTGATCTTGGAATGGATCAGATTGCAAAAACAGAAAACTGGCTTCACTTCAAAAATCAGAATGGGCTTGTTGTGAGTTGTCGAAGATATGAAGTTGAGAAGTTTCCGGACTTCTCAAAGATCATTGAGTTCACTGGTGAGAAAACAAAACTCCCAACGGGAATATCTGATGCGGTTGAAAAGGCTCAAATCTTCTCATCTGAAAATCTGGATACTGATTTGATATTGGTTGAGTTGAAATCAGGAAAGCTCCGGATTCGTGGTGAAGGTTCAAACGGCTGGTTCACTGAAGTTCGAAAAGTTACATATTCAGGAAATGATCTGAGCTTTCGAATTGCTCCGAAACTTTTGATTCAACTTTGCAATCAACATGATGAATGTGAACTAAATGAGAATTTGATCAAAGTTCAGTTCGATAATTTCACATATGTTACATCATTGAATATTGTCGAAGAAAATGAATAACGGGTTTTTCAATTCGAGTCTTTTGGAATCCAAAGCTCCTCAAAGCATTCTTCCAAAATGCGGGGCTTGCGGATTGCATAAGAAATGCAAATCTCCGAAGTTGAGTGTTGCCGGAAAAGGCAAGCGGAAGATTCTGATAATTTCAGAATGCCCATCATCAAAAGATGATGAAGCAGGAAGAATGTATTCATCAGCAAACCCAAATCTTCCGCTTGAACTTGCGTTGGCGAAAGCCGGAGTCAATCTTGAGCGTGATTGCTGGTTGACTTCGGCTTTGATTTGTCACACGGACAAAGAGCCAACATCACAACAGATTGAATTCTGTCGTCCGAACTTGGTGAAGCTCATCAAGGAATTGAAACCGGATGTGATCATTCCTCTTGGGAAGTCGGGCATCACTTCGATCATTCCGCATCTCTGGAAAGATAACATTGGAACCGCTTCACGTTGGTACGGTTTCCAAATTCCATCACAACAAATCAACTCTTGGGTTTGTCCAACTTTCTCACCAAGCTATGTTCATCAAATGAGCAAGACAAATGATGTTCGGAAAGATGTTCTGAAAATTCATTTTCGGAAACACATTCAAGCCGCTGTTGAGTTGAGTGGAAAACCATTCGATGAAATTCCAGATTATCAAAGCCAAGTTGAAATCATTGATAGCCCAACACAAGCCGCCAAGATAATTCGGAAGATGATCAAGCGTGGTGGAATGGTTGCATTCGATTATGAAACGGATCGACTCAAACCGGACAACGACGAATCTAAAATTGTTAGTTGTGCGATATGTTACGAGGGCAAAAAAACGATTGCTTATGATTGGAGCGGAGAAGCAATTGAAGCAACGAAAGAACTTCTTCATTCATCACTTCCAAAGATTGCTTGCAATTTGAAATTCGAAGATCGATGGACTCGAAAGCATTTTGGAAAACGTGTTCGGAATTGGTTTTGGGATACGATGTTGGCGGCTCATGTTATCGACCAACGGCCACGAATCACAAGCATCAAATTTCAATCGTTCGTTCTTCTTGGTGCGTCATCATATGATGACCACATCAAAAAATACTTGATGAGTTCCGGAACTTCTGAAGTCAACAACATTCACCAAATCGACCGCAAAGAGCTTTTGATTTACAACGGACTTGATGCAGTTCTTGAGTATGAGGTTGCCATGAAGCAAATGAAAATTCTTGGCTATCCTAAGCCGCAAAGACTCTAAAAACTTTTGTACTAATCTCCTCCGAACCACCTGAGCAAGTGGTAAAACTGCTCTTTCAAAATTGATTCAAATCGATAATCAATTGAGGGTCATCATGGATGTTTACGAAGTTGAATTGAAAACTTACTATGCCGATGAGATTGTAATCGAGCAACCGTTTGGTGATCACTATGAAATCAAATTCAACAATTCAATTTCGTTGAAGCTGAAAGTTTTGAAAGCTGATAAAGTTCAAAAATCTGAAATACTTGAATGGCAATTCGACAACCCAAGAAAGGATCATCCAACAAAATCAAATCATTTGTTGTTTTGGTTGGACGGAAGACAAATCATCCACAATGATTATTGGGATCATCATGATGATGAACTAGCAGAACGAAAACTGATTCAACTCACTGATGAATTTTTAACGCAACATTTTGAAATGGAAATCGAACCCGAAAATGAAAACTGAACTCTATAAAAAACACCGACCAAAAGAACTCTGGGAAGTAATCGGACAAACGACAACAACACAAATCGACAAGATGCTGAAGAACAAAAAGTTTCCTCATGCTTCATTGTTTGCAGGCCCGTCTGGTTGTGGCAAAACTACACTTGCCAGAATCATCAAAGATAAATTGAATTGCAGTGATTCAGATTTCAACGAAGTCAATTGTGCAGATTTTCGTGGAATAGATTTTGTTCGTGAAATACGAACTTCAATGAACTTGGCTCCACTTGGTGGAAGTGTTCGAGTTTGGTTGATTGATGAAGCTCATCAATTAAGTTCACAAGCTCAGAATGCGTTTCTGAAGATACTTGAGGACACTCCACAACATGTTTACTTCATACTGGCAACGACTGAGCCACAAAAGCTCCTGAAGACTATCCGCACAAGATGCACAACTTTCACAGTTCAAGCATTGAACTTTGATGAATCAGAAACTCTAATCAAAACGATTTGCCAAAAAGAAGAAATCGAACTTGAAGAAGAAGTGATTGAAAATCTCATCAAACTTGGTGAAGGATCAGCCAGACAGATTTTGGTTCTCATGGATTCAATCATTTCAATCGATGATCCAGAAGAACAACTTCAACTTCTGTTCAAGAGTGATACCAAAAGAGAAGCCATTGAGATTTGTCGAGCGTTGTTCAAACCCAAACCGATTTGGGGGGAAGTTGCCGCTGTTCTTAAATCAGTGAACGAAGAACCCGAATCACTAAGATGGATGATTCTTTCTTATGCGAATTCTATTTTGATGAAACAAAAAAACAAAAACGGAAAATCGATTCGAGCGTATGAAGTGATTGATTCTTTCAAAACGAATTTCTATGATTCTAAAAAAGCCGGATTGACCGCCGCTTGTTTCGAGGTTGTTTTTGCTGATTCTGAATAATGAAAATCGGCTCAACTCGATAATCAATAAACAATGGGAAGCACATTATCGGTATAGATTCCCGAAAAACGAAAACCGAAGATTCATGAGATTTGAATCACTTTTTAATTTACTAATAAACTATGAACAAGAAAGAAGAATGATGAGCGAAGAAAAATCAATTTTACAAATCGATGAATACAATCTTGATATTGAATGGAAGAATCAGCCAACTGCATATTTTGATATGGCAACGAAACTGGCAGAAGCAAAAGCGGAACTCGATATTTCAAAAACTGAATTCGATGTTCTCAAAGCAAAAATCTCAATGGATGTTCGATCCAATCCTGATTCATATGGACTCGATAAACTAACAGAATCAACCGTAAGCAATGCGGTTGTCTGTCAGGAAGAATACATCATCACCTATGAAAGAATCAACAAGGCGAAACACAAAGTTGACTTACTTCAAGCCGCTGTTGTTGCACTCGATCACAAAAAGAAAGCTCTTGAAAATCTTGTGAGCTTGCATGGTCAAAAATACTTCAGTGAACCTCATGCAAATCATGATACGTCCGAAGTCTTGGATGATATGACCAAGACAAGAATCCGCACAATGAGAAACCAAACATCTAATTCTTAATCAAAAGGAAATTAAAAAGTGAAGAAGAGAAAAATCAAACTTGGATCAGCTAAGAAGAAAGCTCAATTACAAGCTCAACCATTTGAAAGAACTGCTTTCCGTGTTCCAGATGGAATGGAAGTTTTCAAGCTGAAAGAAGCTGGAAGAAAACGAATTGAGATTCTTCCAGTTTTAGCAACCGAAAAAAACAAATATGGACTTGCTGGAACTCATCACTTCGAAGCAACTTATTTTGCTAATCGATTGGGAGCCGACAATCAAACGTATGTGTCTCCACGAACTTTCAATGAGCGTTGTCCAGTTTACGATGAATATTCTCGATTGAGAAATGATCCGAATGCTGATGAAGAAGTTGTTCGAAGTCTTCGAGCCAAACAACGACAATTGTTCTATGTCCTAGACCCTGATGAACCTGAAAAAGGTGTTCAGCTTTGGGATATGTCATATTGGCTTTTCGGAAAGCAACTTGATCAAAAGATGAATCTGTCTGATGAAGATGACGATTTCGATCAATTCTTTGATCCATACGATGGATTGACCATGAAACTTGGGGTTGTTGAAGATCAGTTTGCAGGCAACAAATTTTTCAAAGTTGCAACAATCGATTTTGCCAAACGCAAAACCGAAATTGATGAAGAGCTTTGGGAAGATTTAGAGCCGCTTGAAAATCTGTTGAAGGTGCTTTCATATAATGAGCTTAAAGCTATCATGAACATGGAAGAACCAGAAACAGAATCCGATGAAGATGTTGATGATTCTGAATTTGAGTCTGATGAATCCGAAGAAGAAGTTGTTGCTTCAGTTGTTGGCACTGATGATGACGATGATGATGATTGGGATGATGACGATGAAGATTGGGATTAATTGACGGAGATGAAAACCCAATCAAGTTTCGGCTTGGTTGGGTTCTCTTTTTATCGGGAAGTGAAAAATGAAAACAGAAGAAATTGAAGAATTACTGAAAGCTCCGGAGAAGCTACCACCAATTCAAAGTTCCGATTGGCTTTCGACCGGATCAACTCTTTTGAACTTGTCTTGTTCTGGAAATGCCAAAGGTGGTTTTGCAAAAGGCAAATATCATTTCATTGTTGGAGATTCCGCTAGTGGTAAGACTTGGTTGAGTTTGACTTGTCTCGCAGAAGCGGCAATGAATCCAGAGTTTGAAAACTATCGTTTCATCTACGATAATGTCGAGGATGGAGCGTTGATGGATATTGAAAGATTCTTCGGTTCGAAAGTTGCCGAACGAATCGAATCACCAGCAATCGACGAAGACGGATTGCCAGATTACTCATCGACGATTGAAGAATTCTATTTCAATGTTGATGATGCCATTGAGGATCAACGTCCATTCATTTACATTTTGGATTCAATGGATTCTCTAAGTTCGAAATCTGAACAAGATAAATTCGACGAACAAAAAACGGCGATGAGAAAAGGAAAGTCAACCGCCGGAAGTTACGGAGATGGAAAAGCAAAAACCAACTCTTCACACTTGCGGAAGATTCTTCCATTCTTGAGAAAGACAAAATCAATTCTGATCATCATCAACCAGACCCGTGACAATCTTGGATTCGGATTTGAAACCAAAACTCGTTCTGGTGGTCATGCGTTGCGGTTCTATGCTCACCTAGAAATCTGGTCGAGCAAAGCCGGAAAGATCAAGAAATCTGTTCGATCCAAAGACAGAGAAATCGGAATCAACGCAAATATCAAGGTGAAGAAGAATCGATTCACTGGAAGACTTCGAGAGATTTCAATTCCTCTCTATCACTCATTCGGGATCGATGATGTTGGCTCTTGCATTGATTATCTTGTCGCTGAAAAGTATTGGACAAAGACAAAGCAAACAATCAATGCTGATGATTTTGAAATCAAGGCAACCCGTGAAAAGTTGATTCGGGAAATCCAAGAACAAAACCTCGAATCAAAACTTGCTGAACTGGTTGAACAAGTTTGGAATGAGATTGAGTCCGAATGTGCGATTGATCGAAAACCAAAGTATAGTTGAACACCCTCGAAAACCTGAGCAAGTTTCAAAACTGCTCTTCTTTTCTGCTTTCAATCTGCTCAAAATCTTTTTCTAAAAAATGCAGATTTCTCTCATGACCAAAACAGTTGATCTACATAACCACGAAGGAGTGAAGTGATGAGTGACTACGATTTAATCCAGTGGCTGCGGGACAAGGTAGCCAAGCGTGGGAAGAATGAAAAGATGTACCGGCAACTGCTTGAGATGGCAACAGGTGATGAATCGGAACCACCTGAGCCAGAGTTGAAGCCGTGTCCGTTTTGTGGGAGTGATAGAGCGTTATTTATAGAAAAGTATGACGCTCACTGCGTCGAGTGCTTGCGTTGCTCCGCAACGGGGAGTTTGTGTACTGAAAAGCAGGAAGCTGTAGACACTTGGAACCGCACCGGCCAAGAGTGTGAATGTAAAGAGCAGTGACAACAGGAATGGAATTCATCATTCGAGACTTTGAATAGGAGACGCAAACCTGAGCAAGTTTTCAAACTGCTCATTTTGAAAATTACTTCAAGACGATAATCAATAAACAAACTCAAACACGAAAGAAGAATCATGCAACCACCAATCAAGAAGAAGCCAGAACCAACTTGGCGAATTGTCAAAGTAACACAAACACACATCGACAAATTGAAATCAGAAAATCAGAACTATCAGGAATCAGATTTCATTCTTGGGAAGTACGATGTTGAAGTTACTCATCTGGATGGAACCAAAACATTCTATGGAAGTTATGGAACCAAAGCAGAAGCCAAAGAAGCCATTCAAGGAATGAAGAAATCCAAAACCTATTTCAAGTAAGGGAAAACGAAATGAGTCCTCAAGAACAAATTGAAAAAGAAGAACTGAAACAGAAGTTGAAAGAATCCGGTGAGCTTCATCAACCGCTTCATGAGAATATGAAATTCTATGATCTCGATGATGATGAATACAACGAGCTTCTTTCCGTGATGGGTTGATGAAATGAAAACCGTCATCCATGTTAATCAACACAAGATCAAATCAAATCGAAAGCACGACAAGAACGAACCAGTTCTGACAATCAAAACTTACAAGTCAAATGATTATGCTCATCAAGCAATCATTCGAGACGACAACGGAGAAGAAATTGTTCGTGTTATCTACTCACCAAACAAACCGCTTTCATGCGGAGCAGAAGTTTGGATTCAAACGGAATTGAAAGTTGAGGTTGTCACTGATGCCTAAAGGATCACAATTCGAACGAGACTTCTGCAAAGATTTGTCTTTGTGGTGGACTCATCAAGAAACGGATGAAATGTTTTGGAGATCATCGAACTCTGGTGGTCGTGCAACCGTAAGAGCCAGAGCAGGAAAGACAACATCAGGACAGCATGGTGATATTGCCGCCATTCATCCAGATGGAATGAAACTGATTGACATCATCACATTCGAATTGAAAAGAGGATATTCGAAAGACACGATTCACAACGTGTTTGATGCTCCCGAATCATCGGCGGTTCAAGTTTGGGAATCGTGGTATCAGCAAGCCACCGAATCAGCACACAACGCAAACTCCGAAACTTGGATGATTGTTCACAAACGAGATAGACGAGATGTGATGATCTACTTCCCACAAAGATTCTATGATCTTCTAAAGCGGAACACATGCTTTCAAAATTCCGATCCGTATCATGGAAAATATCTTCCGTTTATACGCTTTCAAACTTCTATTCGAATGAAGAACCAAACTTCTCTGGTTGATAATATTGTGATGATGCGTTGGGACGATTTCAAAGTTGCAGTTTCTCCAAATGTGCTTCGAAAACTTTTTTGAAAAAATGCAGATTTAGGTGTTGCTATTGTTTTGTTGTGTCGATATATTACTTGTATAAGAGTTAAACATTCAAACCTTCAAACACGAAAGCCAAAACCATGACCCCCCAAACAATCAAATTTGAACTTCGAATTCACTTCCGCCAAATCGAACGAAGTTCCGAACTTCCAGCGTTCAAAGATTTTCTTTTTGATTCTTTCGAAGCAATGTGGAATCGATACTGCAAAGAGAAGAATCGACGAGCTTTGGCTGATCGTGCAACGAGTGCTGAGTATCGCCAAGTTTTGACCGATCACGGCAAAATGAAATTGGCTCATGGTGAGATTCGAGAAGAATCTTATCGGGATGCCATCGAAGGCAATTGGCTAAAACTTGGCCGATAATTTTTGAACCTGAGCAAGTTTGAAAACTGCTCAAAAACTTTTTCTAAAAAATGCAGATTTTACTATTGCAATATTCTTATCCCGTCGATATATTAACTATATAAGAATTAAACAACTCAAACATTCAAACACGAAAGCAAATCAAATGATCATCAAAATCAAAAACATCGAGTATCGAATCGAAACAACTCACAAAGTTTCAGACATGAACGAAACTCCAAATGTTCAAGCAATGCGACAAGAAGAAAATTGTGTTGCTGAACACATCGGAGTTCGACCAAACGGAAAGAAGTCTCACCTGATTCGTGAATACTTGATTCATGGCGAAACAGTATTCCAACACATTCTTCAGTTCCCTTTCTAAGTCATCGCAAAACCTGAGCAAGTTTGAAAACTGCTCATTTCAAAAACTCAAACAACTCAAACACGAAAGCAAAAATCAAATGACCAAGAATCAAAAAATCATCGAAGACATTCTGACCAACCAAGAATCTACAGCAACAGCAACTAAAGATTCATTGACAGTGAAGATTCGATCAACAGAATATCATTTCAAATCTTTCAAATCAAATCCGGAAGAATGCGAATGGGACACAACTTGGTACTTCACATCTCATTCAACTTTTGGAAATTACTCTGGTGTTTACGGAGAAGATGTGGATGAAACAGGATACATGCTGAAAGATGATCAACTAGAAATAATTCAATTCTGGCACAAATACACTCTTAAAAACTAATCACAAACTTCAAACACGAAAGCAAAAATCAAATGCCAAATCAAATTTTTTACTATAACGAAAATTGTATTTCAGGCGGTCAACTCTGTTTTGATGAAGATCAAATCGAAGCATATAGAAACGGAGAAGGGTGCGATATATCCGCATTCAATGACGAGAATGATTCCGTTGAAGAAACTCTGAAATGGGCTCATCGAGTTCTTGAGATGACAACCCCAACATTGGCAAGCAATTGGTTTCGTCATCGAACAGCTTTGAACGTCATCGAATATCTTGAAAACAATTGAAACTGGGATGCCATCCGTCTTCGCCTAAACTCGTTGGGGCGATAGTCTTGGGGAAGATGAAAAGACGGGTGGCATTTTTCAAATCAATCTCAACACGATAATGATATATCATGGATAAATTACAATCAATCATTTTCGATCTAAGTTTGGTGCTTGCAGATTGCAAACATCCAGAACAACTCACCGACGAAGATTTCAAATCTATGAGTGAAGCAATCCAAGAAACCATCAACTATCTTAAAAATCAAAAATGAATCGAATCATTTTCATTTTGATCATCTTCACTTCATCGGCTTTCGCTGGTGAAGTTGAAGAGACTCGAAGACTTGCTGAAAAATACAAAGCTCAAGCGGAAGTTGTCTTGTGGGATTTAACTCGTGTTGATCTTCTCAATGATGAATACGCCATTGAAGTTGAGTGGCCTAGAAAATGGGCTGAAGCCGTTGGTCAATCTTTGTATTATGCTGAAGTAACAAAACGCAAACCGGCAATCATCTTACTGGTGAAACACAAACGATCCGAATCCAAATACATCTACCGATTGCAAACCGTGACAGCCAAACACGGGATCAAACTTTATCTGGAAGAGATAGATGACGATTAAGAAAATCAGAATTCGAAACTTCCAGAAACACAAAAGTCTTGATCTGGAATTCTCTGAAAGAATCACCTGCATCGTTGGCAAGTCTGACTCTGGAAAATCTGCAATCATTCGAGCTTTAAGATTGGCTTGTTTGAATAAGCCAAACGGAAACTCTTTCATCACTCATGGTGAGAAAGAAACCAAAGTTGGAATTCAGTTCGATGATTCCAAATTGATTCGAACAAAAGGAAAAGTCAATTCGTACAAACTCAACAACGAAGAGTTTCATTCTTTCGGTTCATCTGTTCCGGATGAAATAACATCCAAACTCAAACTGGATGAAATCAATTTTCAATCTCAACATGATTCTCCATTCTGGTTTTCAGAATCAGCCGGACAAGTCTCAAAGAATCTAAATGAAATTGTTGATCTCTCGATAATAGATACAACGCTTTCAAATTCTGCTTCAACAGTTCGAAGAACCAAATCAGATTTGGAATCTGTTCAACGATTACTTCAAGCAAACAAAGAAGAGTTGAACAAACTCGAATGGGTTGAAGCCGCTGGTGTTGATCTTGAAAATATTGATGAACTCTTATTGAAGATTGAATTGAACAAAATGAAAATCAGCCAAATCAAAACCGCTTGTGAGAATTACAAGAGAGCAAACAAAATTGCCAGAGACAAAAAGAGATTTGAAAGAGATCACAAAAAACTTTCTGATCTCATTGAGGAAATCGAGAATCCAAAAATCAAAGAACTTGAAGATTTGATTTGTGATTTTGAAAGAGCAGAAGACGAAATTTCAAATCGTTCAATCGATCTTGCTGAACTACAATCTGAACTAGATAAAATTGAAGTTTGCCCAACATGTCAAAAACCGCTTTAGCAATTCTTGTTTCTGATATACATCTATCAGATAAGCCGCCAATCTTCCGAAGCTCTGAACCAGATTGGTTTGAAGCCATGAAACGTCCGTTGGATCAATTGCAATATTTTGCAAACAAATTTGATTGTCCGATTGTGTGCGGTGGAGATGTCTTTGATAAGTGGAACTCATCTCCGGAGTTGATCAACTTTGCAATCGACAATTTGCCAATGATGTATTCGGTTGCTGGTCAACACGACTTGCCCCATCATCGATATTCAGCAATTGAACGATCAGCCTATTGGACGTTGTGCAAGACTGGGAACATCATCAACTTGAATGAGAATGAACCAATTGAAATCAAGAATGGTTTGATGCTTCATGGGTTTGGTTGGAATGTTGATCTTGCTCCAATGCTCTCTGGTGATCTTTGCTTTCATCTTGCGGTTGTTCATCGTTACATATGGGCAGGAGCCGCCACGAGCTATTCTGAAGCACCTGAAACCAATCATGTGAATCATCTATCCAAAAAGCTCAAAGGCTTTCAGGCGGCTTTGTTTGGTGACAATCACAAAGGATTTCTGACAACCACCAAAGACGGATTGACGATTTTCAATCATGGTGGGTTTATGAGAAGAACCAGAGATCAAATCAACTACAAACCAAAAGTTGGGGTCTTGTTTTCTGATGGGACGATTGAACGAAAAGAACTTGATTGCTCTGAAGACAAAACTTTAGTTGTAGAAAATGAGACATCAACAAGAACAGAAATCGACTTTGAAAATTTCGTTGTTGAATTGGAGAAACTTGGTTCCGATTCTTTGGATTTTAGAAAATCAATTCTAAGTTATTGCGAGAATCAGAATATTGAAAAAGAAGTTCACTCATTAATCATGGAGCTTATGAGTTGAGAAGTCAGCCGGACTATCTACCGACCAAAGAAGAGATTCAACAACGGATCAAAGAGTTGAGATTTCTTAGAGATTCAAAACTATCAGAACCAATCATTGAATCATGTATGATTTGGGGAACACCCACATTCAAAAAGATATTCAACACACTTCAAGAAAAGGAACTGGAAGAAGCCGAAGTTTTGTTGTTTGAAAAAGTACATCCAAAGACAAGATCATTGAGAAAGAGAACAAATGGAAATTGAAAAGAGGTTGGAGCAACTGAAGCAGAAAATCGAATTGGCGAAAGCAGACATTGCCGAAGCAGAATTTGCAAAGAAGCACGCCATGTCAAAGATTAAAACTTTCGGAGCCGATGCGATCACACAAGCCAGAGAAATCCTGAGTGACTTGATCAAAGAACGAAAGAAACAACAAGAACAATTGGAGCATCAATTGAATGAGTTCGAACATCGATACAAAGAGCTTCTCGAAAACTAGAAATCAAGTTCAATCAAAATTGATTGAGTTGAGATCAACACAAAAATCAATCGAGAAGAATGAACAACTCATTGAAGATTCCAAACGGAATCATGAAACAGCTTTGAAGGCTCAAGAGATCATTCAAGCAGTCTCCGCCAATGTGCAACAACAAGTTCATTCAAAGATTGCTTCCGTTGTCTCTCGTTGTCTCGAAGCCGTATTTGATGAGCCGTATGAATTCAGAATCAACTTCGAACGGAAGCGGGGAAAGACTGAAGCGGCTCTTGTGTTTGTTCGTGATGAAGAAGAGTTTTCACCAATCGATTCTTCCGGTGGTGGTGTTGTTGATGTTGCCGCTTTTGCTCTTCGTGTTGCTTGTCTGATGTTGAGCGTTCCACACAAACGAAGAACAATGATTCTTGATGAGCCATTCAAGTTTGTATCTGTTGAATACCGTGAGCGAATCAAGGAGTTGATTGAAACTCTATCCGAAGAAATGAACATTCAATTCATCATTGTTACGCACATTGACGAATTGAAATGTGGCAAACTGATCGAAATCTAGATAAAACTTTCTTTCGTTTTACACTATAAAAATAGTAGTTTGATAAGAAGTTCTGATTCTTTTCTTAAAAAGTGCAGAAATAGTATTTGCGATATCTTATTCGTGCGATATATTACTTGTATAAGACTTAAACATTCAAACTTCAAACACGAAAGCAAAATCAAATGTCAAAGTATTCTCGAAAACAGATTATCACATTTATCGGACGAACCTACCGCTATGACCCAAACGCCTGTGGTCACTTGGCGTCTGCTATCAGCATAGTGTGTCGTCAAAATCCAGAAGTTTCAGCGTACGTCGAAAATTTAGAGGAAAACGGCACGTCGCGACAAAGAAGTCGATTCTATAACGAAATTAAGAAATATCGCTAAACAACTTACTTCAAACATTCAAACACGAAAGCAAAATCAAATGTCAAACGCAACGATCAAATCAGAGCAACTTACTAAAGCAGATTTCAAAGTTATCTTGGATGTGCTGAACGTATTCGACACAGAAACCGCACCCATCGCAGAAATGAAAACTGATGAATTTGAAAGTGAAGTTCTAGTTGCTTTCAAAAAGGTTCTGGACATCTGCAATGATAAAGAATCTGAACTTACTGAAGCAGATTTCAAAGTTATCTTGGATGTGCTGAACGTGTTCTACCCCGAAGACTGCACCCACCCTAATATGAAGGATGATGAGTTCTTCGGCCAAGTTGAAGTTGCTTTCAGAAAGGTTCTGAACATCTGCATCTAAATAATTAATTCCCTTTACTTTTTCACACGGAGATAAAAAATGAAAGAGTATTCACTACTGAGCGGCGGCAAAGAAGTCGCCACCACCGAAGCACAATCGGTGGAAGACGCTGAAAGAAATTTCAGCAACATGGTTTGGTCTTTCGGTTTGACCGAAGTTGAAGTCAAGGCGAAGTCCTAATCGGACGGGCTGGCATCCCAAACTGCCACCTTTTTATTCTCTAATCGTATCAAAAACTTTTTTCAAAAAATGCAGATTTACCTATTGCTATATTCTTATCTGTCCGATATATTACTTGTATAAGACTTAAACATTAATTCAAACATTCAAACACGGGAAACCAAAACCATGACTTTCAAAACTTACCTCACAACGCTGATCGAAGAAAAAGGGACTGACCTTCACGACGAAATCGGACTTGACGGGCACATCGGGCTTACTTGGGCAATGTTGGTTGATTTCGTAGCGGCTCCTGAAATGAAAGAGTACCAAGCAGACATCAAAACGATGCTTGTCAAAATTGACTTCTTGAACGGTGATGTCTTCCACTACCTTCGCCACTTGGCTGAAGGGATGGTCGCTGCTCTCGGTTATTAATCAAAAATAAAACCTGAGTAAGTTTCAAAACTGTTCTTTTTTAAAACCTTCAAACACGAAAGAAAAATCAAATGCCAAACGCAATCAAACCAGAAGTTGTGAAAAACGAAGTAGTCAAATCAGACAGTGAAACATTCAGCGAAATCCGAAACGGGTACTACAAACAAGCAGAGGGTTTAATGAGTTTGATTGATGGTCTTAAAGAGATTATGAGCAATTCAAATAGTGAAGTTAAAAATAATATCGGCGATGCGATTTCAGCATTAAAAGTTGCCGAACAAAAAAT